TCCCCTGCTGCAAGCGATTAAGAAAGTTAAAACTCAACAAGGCGCCTGTTTTCGAACGACGCCCCTTGTAAACCAGAGCCTCTAAAGGTCGGACTATGAAATAGCTCGCTCGGAACGCTGCGCAAAGCCGCTGCACTCCTTTGCAAAAATTTGCACACTGTGCAATTACCGTTGCCCCCTCAGACCCCGCAGCAGGCTTAGACGGGGCCTTCGTTTGCACCTCCACCCGGTTTTGCACAAAAAAGGGACACCGAGCCCGTCGGCGGGAGGGGGATAAGTGCTTTTTCATCAGTTTTTTTCGTGGTGGTGGCATTTTCCCTGAGCAGCACAGCACCCGGCGGGCTGAATGCCGTCAGTCTCCCCACTGATGTGCCGTGACACCGCAGGCGTTATACTGTTTGTACATACAGTATTTTACTTGGGTAGGTGGGACTGATGAACAGAGAGCCTGGGGGAGCGACAAACGCAAAGTCTTCAGCAATAGCTCAGTGGCGCGCATTGCTGCGCGATGACGTGTCACTGCTCGCGAAGCCCGGCGCCCATCACAAGGCGCTGCTAAACCAAGCGCACGCGCTGCACCTGAACCAGGTGATCGATGCAGACGATCTAAGCGATCTGCTGGAGTTAGCGGATGGGGCGCTAGCCTTTGCTGTTGAATCGTTACTCGACATCGGCACCGACGAGTAGAGGCTGCCCATGCATGTTTTAGTCACGCCTATGCGCTTGCGCGGTGTCGCGCTGAATGCCAAGGAGCGGCGCCGCTATCCCGCGATCAAAGGTAACGTCATGGTGAACTCAACAATGTGTAGTGAGTTAGGACGGGCGGCGAACGTGGCCGAGGTCAAAGTCGGTATGCCGCTGGATCCTGATCCGTTGCCACCTCTATTAGATGCAACGCTGGCAGGGATGGCGGTCACAGGATTTGTATTGAGTGGCATTGAGTACATAGATGGTTGCGCATACGCCCAGGCCTGGTGGTGTCGCTTGGGCTAATACCTGAGGCTATCCCGATGAGCGCAGAGGCGCTCTCGCATTCAGGCTTTATATCTGGCGATCTGCTATCGTTCTCGAAATTGCGCCCCTGATCCGGCTTGGGACCAGAAAAAAGGAATTAGAATGCTCGTCACCTCTTACGGAATCTCAATAGAAGCCGGCAACAGCCACGTAACTATCGATGATTTATTCATGTTGATGGAGCTTCAGAATGGCGTGGAAGACAGTACTAAAGAAATAGTTAGGCGCTTCTATGTTGACACTACCTCGGACCCGAAATTCATTTTGGGCCTAGTTGTGACTGTCAAAGACCAGCGGAAATTTCTTGAATTAGTAACAGACGCTTCAAATTTTAAGATCCGGGTTAACAATTTGCGCGGCTTAAACAAGCTTATGGAGTTTAACTTCTTTGTTATCAACAAGTTAAACGGACTTGGGGTTTACCAGTATTACCGGGGATCTTGCTCGCCACAAACATTTGGTTCATATCTGACCACCCGTTATCGCTCATTGAGCAATAAATGCAGGGATAACTCTATAGCTGATCTTCACAAGCAAAATAAACACACAGCTAAACTTGAAAGATCCATTAGGTCTTCTCATCGTCTCGGGCTGGACTTTTCATTGCTAATACGACCAGAAGACATCGAAACAATCCTGGCCAACTACAAAGAGATTAAGTCTTTTAGCTATGAGTTTCTTTCAATAGAATCCGCAATTCGCTTTGGTTCCCCATTGAAAGGACTTGTAAAAAAAGTCACAGAGCGCGTGACTTTTGATCCTGAAATAGAAAAAAGAAAAATCGCACAGGGTATAAACTCGATGATGACCGCGATCAAAACTAATACTGCGCGCGTACATGTCGTAGACGACGAAGACGAACCGATTTCTATTCGCCTCTTGAAGATCCCGGACAATTTTGGAGAGCAAGACTTCGACATGCTTGCTGAAGAATTGGATGAGCTTGATGTCGCAGTATTCAAAGACCATGACTTACTAGCCAAACTGCGAGAGGTGTGTACCGTCGAATACCCTCAGATTTTTATGGCCAAGGTCGCGCCATGAAAACTAGAATACTTCTAAGAGTATCTTTAACGGCATTACTAGGTGTTTTGGTATATTTTGCTGCGACTGCCGTTCTATGTGAAACTCAAGACAGTACATTCTACTGTGCGAAGCTTGACGCATTCGGAAAATTTTACTCAGAAAGTTTGCGAGGGAGCTTATTTGCCGGCTTCTTGACACTTGGCGGATTCTTAATGTCCCTCAAGACGTTTATCATTGTGAACATGAAAAAAGAAGTGTATGACTCCAAACCTTACCAAGACTTATGGCATGAGCAGAAGAAGCTTGACACAAAAAACAAGCTTGAAACTATATATGCGCCACTTAGGGATTTGAGTAGCGTTTTATACATAACTATATTGCTCTGTGTTTTAACGGCTGTATCACAATTAACTGCTGGGCTTTTCGGGAGTTTGTGGACATCCATTTATTGTGTATGGATAGCTGCTCTAACTATAGTTTTCCTAGTTTGGTGCTTGACGCTTATACGGGAGAACCTGACAACAATGTTCGACCACCTAGACGAGCAGCAAGTCAACAAGAAGCCTTAGAAAATAAAGATTAAAGTGTAATAGATCTTTGAAGCTGCGTTAAAACAGCCGCTTGAGCCTCGAACCCTAGGAAGGCAGCGGAGTTTGAAGGAGGAGGCGAAGATGAATGCGTGTGCTGTGATATCGCCGTATTCATGTTCTCCACCAACTCCAATAAATTCAATAGCACTTGAAGAACGTTCACGCGTTCAGAACCCACCCAGCTTTTCGGCGCCTGCATCTGCTGGCTGATCCCGGCCACGCTCTCGCGCAAGCCCTCAATCCGCTCCCGCATATCCCCACCCACCGTGGCGTTGTGCTTCTGCCCCACCACCAGATTTAGGTCCCGGCCAGTCGCCTGGTGCAGATCATCCACCGCCGCCAAGCTCGCGGATCCGCCCGACATCAGCTTGAGCGCGCCCAGCGCCTCGATCGTCTTCACCCCACCCACCGTTTCGGTCGAATGATCATCCACCGCCTGAGTGTGGCTCTGGAACTGCTCGCGGTTCTCCAGCGCTTCAACCTCGCGCTCGATCGCCTTGTCCTGAATCTTGCCATCGGTCTGGCGTAACCAATTGCCATCGGCGTCGACGCGCTGCTGGGCGGCCTCGCTGTGCTGCCACACCTGGTCGCCTTTCGGCACCCGGGGCATGCTCAGGCCATGCGGCAAAATAGTCTGGATGTAGGGCTTGTTCGGCAGGCCGTAGGCAAAGCACACCACCACCTGGGTACCCTCCTCTGGAAACGCATACATGCCCATTTCCTCGCCACCGGTGGGCAGTGGCAAGGGTACGCCGGCGAGAAGCGGCAACTGCGGATCGACTTCACCATCTGGCCCCAGCAGTTCAATGTCCACGGCGTAGCGCGGCCGGAAGTCGTCGCAGATCCCGGCGCCGGCCGGCGCATCAGCCACGGCAACAACCCGGGCAAAGCGCGGCAGGTGATAGCCACCGGTGAGTTCGGGAAACTGGCGCTCTACAGCGCGGCGGATTGCGTCTTCCATCGGATGGCCATCTGGTCATTGGCGAGGGCCACACTGGTGACGCGCTCGCCTTGGTTGATCGTTGCACCTGGTCGCAACCCGGGAAGGGCCGCGATCATCGCGCTTTGGTTGCCCTGGTAGCCGTCGAACAGCTCCGTGGGGATTTGCAGCGGCGACCGGGCGCCGAAAAAGCTGTCAGCCCAACTACCGGCAAATACTTCGCCGTCGCCCAGCTGGTGCCAGGTGAAGTCGGGAATGTTGAAAACCCGGGCCAGACTGTCCATCGCCTGATAGCCGGCGGCCAGGCTGTAAAAGAACGGCGCCCTGACGCTGGCGTAGGGCCGATCGGGCACCCGAAAGCGCAGGCCAGTCTGTTCGCTGACCTGGGCCAGCACGGCACGCAGGTCAACGTGACGCAGGTTCAGCGGCAACGGATTGGCCAGCACAGCGGCCAGCTCGCGGCAGAACAACACCTGCTCGATGCCGTTGGCCGGGGTGCAGCGTTCGACGTAGCCGATAAAGTGCCGTTGTAGCGTGCGGTCGTTGTAGCCGATATCCAGCGTCACCAGGCCTTTGACCGACTCCGCGGACTTGATCGTGAACGTCGCCCGCCCCGGACTGGTGGCGTCCAGACGGACATCCTCTTTCACCAGGGCGAACGGCGTGCCATTGATCGCCAGGACTTTGTGCAGCTTCACTTCGGCTCACTCCCGCCCAGCCAACTATCGACGCGGCTCAGCACCTTTTCGAAGCCGC